TCTATGTAAACTCATTTAGTCCCCAATGCTTTTTCAATTCTATCAATGGCATCTTTAACAGATGTACCACCATTATTACTTAACTCACCGTCAAGTCTGTTAAGTCTTTCCATAACACCAGGAACAGAATCTCTACCTGGACCACCAGGCTCGCCTTCCCAATCGCGGCGAAATCTTTCCAACCATTCCATCATAGAACGAATCCTTTTCACCGATGGTGCAATCACAAAATATACAGAAGCAATCGCGCTTGCAGTTGCGCCTGCTATCAAAACTTTTTCTATCATCCTTGAAAGTTACTTTCAGTAATGCCGATGCCAGCAGCAATGAGCGCAGTCTTTTGGTCTGACGTAACTTCATACTCATGTCCCCCTGCATAATATTCAGATGCTGCTTCAATTTGAGTAGTAGTAGGAACCCTAAACTTTTTATAAGTAGAACCAATTTTTAAAACACTAATACCACGAGTCAACTTGTAACGATAGAATAAACCAAAACCTGCTGGTCCTTCTTCAACTGTGGGTGGAAAAAATATTGGCAATTTACTCTCCTAATAAGTAAAGCCCCCAGTTTCCCAGGGGCTTTAATCTTGATTTGAATCTAACTATGAAGCGTTAATGCTTGAAGATGATTCAATTCTGTACAATGCTTCTTCACGGTAACGCTTGAAGCCAAGTACACCGTACCAACCAATTGGACGCAAACGCATCAATTTGTCAGTAACGTTTCCAATCACTACGTGTGGTTCTTCAGCAACTGCTTCTGCAAGTGCTTGTTGACCAGCAAGTAATGTACGGAATACACGTGCACTTGAACCACCATCGGTGGCGTTGTACAAGCGTGGTGATTCGATGAAGTATGCACCTTCGAATGTTCCGATTTCACCAGCCCAAATGTTTTCATTTGATTGGTATTCGTGAGGTAATCTCCATGAAGCAGAACCTGTTTCAGCACGTAAATCGTGTGAAACTTCTGGGTGTATTGCACACCAGTATAGGCTGCCCTTACGAGCAACTGCTTTTCCTGCACGCAATTTAGCAATAGCAAGACGGATGTCTGCTGCTTTCAAGGTGTGTGCGCCAGTAACGTTTGTTGTTGCTGTTGCACGTGTACCTGAAGCGTTGCTTGCGTAGATTACGTTTGTTCCACCGCGAAGTTCTGTTTGAACAATTTCGTCAATGGAATCTGCCATGTTGAATGCAACAATGTTTGCAATTGCTGGGTCAACATCTGCAAGTGAAAACAGTTGCAGTTTACGTGTGGTCAATACTGCGTTACCGTATTCGTTAAGAGTTACGGTTACAGCAGTTGGTGTACCAATCGCTACTGAATCTGGGTCAACTTGTTCTGATAGAGCAGTTGTAGCCTTAGACATATCATTGTAAATTTGGAATACAATGGATGAACCAGGCATTGATTGGCGTGCTGGACGTTTGTCTGCCACTGAACGTAGTAATGGTTGAGAGCGAAGTGCGAACTCAACAAGACGGTCATAAGCCTTTTGAACGAGACCTGCACCATTAGATGGTGTAAAGGTTCCTGCGTTGTCTGCGCTTGAATATTGACCGCCACCAAGACCACCGTTAGTTGCAGATGTTCCGCCAGAGAGCGCGGTATATACATTTGGCATTTCGGTTATTTCCTTAGTTAGTAGTTATTACGATTGTGCTCCATTAATCATGTTAATGATTTCTTCGGCACTTGTTGCTTGGTCGATGCGTAGGAAATCGTCAACCCCACCAACAGGAACTTGAGAGTTAGCAGCAATAGCATCTATCTGACGCAAGGTAGCAATGTCAGGAGTAACCTCCTGCTTTTGTACCTGCAGCCCAAACACTTCTGCATTCTCTGTAATCCAGTTATCTATTGCTTCAGGAGAAGCATCTAAATCTGCTGGAATAAAGTTCGCAATCTTAGGATTAAGATTTCTTTCCGCTAGGACTGACTTGATAGAATTAGTCCTTTGAGAAGATTTAATGGAAGATAATTCATCCATTAATTCTTTCAACTGTTTGTCTTTCTTTTTAGTGGCTTTTCTTAGTTGTGAAACTAAATCGCCACCAGTTTCTTCGGACTCTAACTCTTCGTCGTCGAAGTCCTGATATACATTGCTCATCGCAATATCTCCCATCGTTGTAGTTTCGCAAGCCACATCCATATTTGGGGGAATATAAATGGCTCTTGCTCCCAGTCTTTTAACTCACCACAGGGCTGGTCGGTCTGTGTGTGGCTTTTGTTATATCGCTCCAGCAGTACCTTGCGTTAGCGATACTTGTGATGTACCAGCACGTCCAGTAAATGACGCACGTTCCGTTGCTTCAAGTCTTTTACGTCTAGCCGAAGCCAAACCTTGGAACTGTTCTGCTTCTAATTCTTCTTGAGAAACCTGCTCCCCATAGATGCCACCAAGTTTTTCAAGTAGTGGTTGTTGTTCAGCAATCTTTGAGAAACCTGCACGAGCAAGAGTTCTACTTACACCCATTGATTGAAGTTGCTCTGCTCTTTCAGCATTAGTTGCCAAACCTGCACGACTTGCCTCAGAAGAAATCTCAGCAGCAGTTAAACGTCTCTTCAATTGTGAAGCCATATCTTGTGGAGTTTTACCAGTCAACAATGCTCTAGCAAAATCAGAAGTACCATATGTTGGGAAGTAACTTGATAGTTGTGTTTTCAAAACATCATCAGCATTCTGAATCCTGTCATAAACATCAGTGATTCTTTCAGTTACTTCAAGAATAGAAACATCTCCACCAATTAAATCAGCATAAGTTTCTTGGTTAGCAAGACTTGCTAAACCAAATCTATTAAGAACATTCTGTGCTTGTTTCTCATAAGCAATATAATCTGCAGGACTAGGTTGTGCTGCTTTCTTACCTACTGCAATATCTGCTGCAAAGTTTTTTTTATATTTTTCTATACCAGCAAAACGTGCTTTGTATTCTGGAGTGGTTTGAATTTCAATATCAATTGCTCTAGTTGAATATCCTTGATTAGCAACAAGGTCAATAATTCTATCCGCAATACCAACACCAATACCAAGTTCTTCTGCTCTGGTTCTAATAAAGTCATAAGCACTTTGACGTTTCTCAGCAGTTGCAGCAGTACTTGCTGCTGAACGTTGTGCTTTAAGTTCAGCAATTTCTGCTGCTTGTTGGTCAAGTATTATTTGAATATCTGGAGAAATACCAGCAGTAGTTGTTACTGTATCTTCTGGAACAATCTTTGTTTCTTTTAAAACATTAGATTGATTAGTAGTTTTTGGAACTACTTGAGAAACAGTTGCTTTACCTAAAGCAAGGTTACGAATATTAGCAGCCGCTTGAGCAACGTTTGCGGACTTACCTAAAGCCTCATTACGTATCTGCTCAGGAGTTTTTGCAGAAGGTTTTGGTAGCGGACCTGGAACTCTTTTAGGTGCCATTAAGCGAGAATCCCCCCTGAAAATCCAAAGGTATTAGCAGTTCTATCAAAAGCATCAAGGATAGTATCCCAACCTTCTTCACTATATTGCCAACGTTTATCTTTTCTAACTTCTCTCTTAACATCATAAGCAGTTAAGTTTCTTTGCAAACCATCTTGAACCACAGGGTCATTAATTAAATCATCATTAAATTGAACACCTAAAGATTGGGCAACTTGATACATTAATGGTTCAGCAATATCATAAAGACTTGCACCTGATTTAAATCTTTCAGCATATTGTGGATACATCTGTGAAGCCATGTTTCTAAAGTTTCCAAGGATATCTGCTTCACTACGGAAACCTTTAATAACTTCAGTTACATAAGTTTTAAATTCTGGACCAGCAGTATCAACATTAAACCCAAGTCTTTTAATACCATTATAAAGTCTTTGAGAGATTTCACCTGCCTGACCTTTAATATAATCAGGGCTGAACTTAACAGAGTTTAATATTGCATTCTCAACTTGTTCATCATTCCAACCAAGAAGAACACTTTTATTTGCCAAGTCATCAATTGATGCAGCATCTAAATTACCACCAAGTTTAACACTTGCTCTTCTAACAATGTTAACCTTTTGTGATTTGATTTCATTAAAAGATGGTTGGTCTTTCTTTAAACCAGTAAGAACAGCAGCCCTGGCTTGCTCACCAGTTTTCTTCCACCACTTAGAATTTCTTAATTCTGTTTGTAAAGCAGCCTCTGCTTCAGGTCCTTGTTGACCTAAATACTTTTTATAAATAGCAGCAAGTTCTGGGTCAACCAATAAGGCTCTAGCAATAATGTCACCAGTAATTTTTGATTGACCAGTTGGATTGCCTACAACTCCTGATGCTTCCATTGCTGCACCTTCTATATTCTGTGTTCTCAAATTTGGATTCCCTGCAAGTTTATTATTATATGTAGACCAATGGGTAAACCCTTGTCCTGCACCTTTACTTTTTTCACGACTACTCCACAACTTATATGCTGCATTAGCATTCTTTTGTGGGTCATATAGTTCTTCATTTGATTTAATACCAAACCATTTTCTACGCTCAGGTCCCATCTTCCCAAGCATATTGATTTGAAATAAACCGTAAGATAAATCTCCTGTTGATTCATCAGGATTAAAAGCACTAGCATTATTATTAGATTCTAATTGTGCAATGCGAAGCATTGTAGGTATTGCACTGTCTGGGAAACCAGCATTTCTTAAATACTGTGTAATTTGCTCTTGTGTGTAAGCCATTTATTGTAATCCGATATTACGATTTTGGCTGATACTTGTTTGTAATTCTGTTAGTAAACCATCAAGAGCATTACTAAACATATCAACACCACCTTGTTCCATTCCATACTGTTCGGCTTCAGGTGTACTGAAAATATATTCTTGAGCAAACTCATCTAATTGTTGAGGATTAAATCCTGGTTGAACTGTTCTTGCACCAGTAGCAATATTAGGTGTAATCATATCTGGGTTAGCACTAGCGTAAGCATTAGCAGATGAAATGAATGCCATAATAGTATTCTCATCTGGATTTGTTCCAGTATATCTTTGATAGTTCTGAATGAATATTTGTCTAGCATCTCTAGGGTTTGGAAGATTAATAGTCTTATCACTTAGGATAGAAGAGTATGCTGCTTCACTTTCTTTTAACCAAGAATCAAAATCAAGTAATGCTTTACCTTGTTTAGCATAACCATAGTTAGTTATTGTTTGGCTACGTAAGGCTGATGCTAAAGCACTAACAAAGTAATCATCTTCCATGTCTTTACTTGAAAGACTATATGGTGCCATTGAAGCAAGTTCGCCACTATAGAATCCTGAAGAAACAAGTTTTTGTTTTAAAGCAACAATGCCATTAGGTGTTCTTCTTGCTTCTTGTAATGCTTGGTCTAATGCTACTTCTGCTGAAATAACATCAACAGCATCAAGAGACATTGCACCTCTTGCATCTCTACCTGGTCTAATAACAACCATAGAAGCGGCTGTTCCAGGAGGAGCATCAGGTGGAATATAACCAACACCTTCACCTGTACGAGAAAAGTTAGGGCTTTGTGTAAGGAAAGACTTATTTAAAACTGTGCTTGTAGTTTCACCAAAAGGTGTAGTATCTGCTTCACCAGTTAATAATTCTTCTTCTCTTTGTTTTATCTCTTCAGGTGTAAGAAATTCTGATTTAGGTTTCTCTGTTTGTGTACCATATTTTGGAGTTTTAGATTTGATAAAACTATCTGAAACTTCAACATCAACTCGTTTACCATCAGCGTATCTAATTTTTGTTCCAGTAGGTAATTCATTTTCTGCAACAACAATTTCAATTCCACCTCTAGGATATACTTTAAACATTGTATATACTTGACGGTCTTCATCCCATTTAAGTTTTGCCATTATTTCAACCTAGTATCTCTGCTATAGTTTTTAAGTATTGGAATAAATATTGCTTTGTTTGCTTGAGCAACAGAAGAATCATATTTACCTAGAACTTCTAAATCTCTGATAGCCAAGTCTCTAACTTCACGTTTGAACTTAACACCAAAGGTTTCTTCATATCCTGCATATTGAAGTTTGGCAGAAGTTGCACTAAGAATCTCTACTGCTTTAGTTAACTTATCTCTAGTCTTTACATCCATTTTAACAGTAGGGTCAGCAACTAAGAACTGTAAAGAGTTAAGCATCGCTTCTTCTTTAGCAGTACCGTACTCACCTGATTCAAGTTGTGCACGAAGTAAAGGATTTTGAACCTTTAGAATATCACGATAGTTCTTTAAACTCTCAGTGATTTGTTTACGTGCTGTAGGGTCAAATGTTTTATTTAACGCTTCGCCTGCACGTTCTTCTAAATCAAAGTAAAGTTGTTTATCTTCAGCAGTTCTTACATCATTCAAGTATGTTTGTAGGTCTTTATTCTTAATCATACCTGCTGCTTCAAACCAAGCATAAGAAGATGCACTGAAGTCACCAACACTAGGTGCTGCTAAGAATGCAACTTCACCATACTTTTCAATTAAATCTGTGTTCTTTATATACCAGTCTTTAACTTCATCAGTTTTTCTGAATGCAATATCTCTGTCTTTTTCAGCACGAGAAACTGTGTATACAAGTTTACCTGGGTTCTTGCCAATATAGATAGCCAATGCTTCTTCAAAAGGGTCATCTATTCTTGGGTTAGGTGCAGTTAAAACATTCTCATATATGTCAAAGAACTCTTGACGAATGCTAGTAATACCTACTTCTTGTAAGAACTTAGGTACATCTTTAGATTCTTTTAGTGTAGGTGAGAAAGGCACAGGTGTTAAACCTAAAAGGTTACGCATAATAACTACGTTGTGTGCACCAATACGAACATTCTTAATGTATTCATATTGTTCTTCAGGTGTAGCATTAGGTGCTAAACCTCTACCATGTGCTGCATCATAAGCAATTGCTTGATGAATAGCAGTTAATTCTTGTTTATCTTTTTCATTAGCATCAGCAATCTTTAAGATTCTATCTAATGAAACAGGAAGAATCGCTTTACGTAATGTGATGTTATCGCCAATATCACCAAGTAATAAGTTATCTATTCTGTCAGACAGAACACGTCCAGACTCACCAAAGCGTCCAGCAATAGCCTTAAACAATACTACGTTGGCACCAGCAATAGGACCAGACAATGTTGGCATTGCTGCATCAGGACCAAATGATGGGTTGATTTGTGATAAACGAATAGTAAAGTCACCAAACAATGGTTGACTATATCCACTCTTACCACCAGTTAATACCCTGATTGGTTTGTCAATTACTTGGAACATCAAGTCATCCATAGGCATAAGAACATATTTTTGTCCTTGTGCATCTTCATGAACTACACCTGATGCTTCTAAACCTAAAGCAGAAAGACGCATACGCATCACTGTTCTTAATGAAACATCTTTCATTCTGTAAACACGACGCATAAAGTCTTCAGTTGCACGGTAGAAACGTGCACCGTTTCTTAAACTAAATGCTAGTTGGCTACGAATCTGTGGGTTATCTGCATATTTCATTATCAGATTAGCAGAATCTTTTGCTGCTTCTTCTGTAAAGAATCTATCTACAACATCTGTTGCAAATCTTGTTGCAGTTTTTTCTTCATAACCTAGTTTTTTATAGTTATTAACTACTTCATTTAAGTATCCTGAGTAGTGACCATTTCTTCTGAAACGGTCCATGTTTGCTAGGTATAACGAAAAGAAGGCTGGTGTTCTATAGATTGATGTGACTTGTTGGTCCATAAATTCAAACATCTTGTTACCAACACGAGTCCATAGTGATTCAACTGTGTCACCAACAAAGTCAACAGGTGCGTAAACGCCTTCAACATCCATGGTGTTTTTGCCAGATAGTCTTTTGAAATCATCAAAGGTCATACCTGCAATAACACGGCTAAAACTGCCACCTTTTTCTATTGCTCTTTGGCTTAGTTCAGCAACAAGGTTATCGTTAACTGAAGTAAAGTTTGCTGTTCCGTGAATTGTTTGACGCAAATCAAGCATCATTGTTTCTAAACGGTCACGTAATACGGAGAATGGTGAGGTACCACCTGAGTATGCTGATTCAACGTCAGCATATAGGTACTTCTCTAAAGCCTTTTGTTTCTTTGCTTGTTGTGGTTTTAACTTACCATCTTTTAAAAGGCTTCTGTTAAGAACCATAGGGTCAGATGCTGAATTTGGAATGAATTGTAATGTTCTTGATGGACCAGTATAAACTAATCCCATTGCTGACATTATTTCATCAACAGCATTATCAACATCTTGTGGTGTTTTTAACCCATTGTTACGCATTGCGTATTCAATAGGGTCATCAATGTTTAAATCAAACGCATCTTTAAAAGAGTTACGTGCACCTTTGGTATGAAAGAAGTAATAGTGAAGGAATTGTTTTTGATTGGTGCTTAAATTCTCTGCTTGTTTAATATAGTCAGCAACTTGAGTGTAACCTTCAGTGTTAAATGCTTCAGTTAATTTAGAAGCAGACATAGTTACTGAACTATTAATCTTTCCTCTAATACCTAACATGTTACCTGCTACACCAGAAGCAATAGCATCACCAAATTGTGGGTTATGTGTTAAGAAAGTAATGAAATCTTTCTTTTGGTCTGGGGTAAGAGTCTTTGTGCTTATACCAGAAAAACGTTCTACTGCTAATTCTGCTATTTCCCTACGAGCACCAAGCATTTGTTCATTTTTTGTAAGACTTGAATCAGCAAAAAACTTATTGAAGATATCAACTGTTTCTGTTTCGCCAAGTAATTCAGGAATCTTTTGTAATTTTTCTGCAGATAGTGAAATACCAGTAGCACTTCTTGTTGCAGCACTACGAATCTTGGCACCAGCAAGACCTTTTAGTGAGAAAAAGTTATATAAGGCTTCTTTAGGTGCATAGTTAACAAAGAAAAATAGTTCATCAACTGTTGCTCTTACACCAAGTTTAGGGAAAAGAGTTAATACGCTCCATACGTTTGTAAATTCTGTAGCAAATTTACCATTAACGATTGGTGAAAGGTTTCTTAAAATGTATTTAGGGTCTTTATTTACAATGGTTTGTGAAACAAGTTCACTAATTCCACGCCAATCAAGATTACCAATAGTACTTGAGTAACCATTTGGTTGGGTAGGACCTTCTTTAATTAAGAATTGTTTACCATTTTCTTTAACAAGTTTACCAAAGTTAGTATCTGTTGGTACAAAATCGTCAGCAACTTCTATTCTATTTGAAATACTACCAATAAACTTTTGGTCAAGAATAGTGTTTATTATGTCAACACCTTTAGGTGTAGCACCTAGACCTGATGCTGTTAAAACATCTGTCATTAATCCACGTAGTAAAGCAATACGTTCTGCTTGGTTAGAATCAATAAACTTTTGAGTTAAAGCACCAGCAAGATTCTTAGGTAAAACAATTCTTGATAGTTCGTTAAAGGTTTGAGATGATTCTCTAACCATATCATCAGTTACATAGATTGGTTTATCTAATGGGTGACGTGAAGCAAATCTAGAAATCTTACCTTTAATTGTGCTTAATGCTTTTTCTGCTTCAACAAAAGCAGGGTTAGTTTCACGTAAACCTTTTAATACTTGTGCTGCTTGGGTTATATCTTCACCTGTTTGAATATAACCTTCAGCAATTTTACTTAAAGCAATATCAGTTTTAGCAACATCATTGGTTGTGTTAAAAAGTGAATCAACCATTGAACGTGCAGTACGGCTAACAACTGATAAACGATTAGCAGTTGCTACTTGGTTACTGCGATAGAACTGCATTGAATCAGTTCTGCCATTAATTAATTTACCAGCATGTTCATAGTTACTAAAGAAACTTTTTGCACTATCAGCATCTTTAACTTGACCTTTAACTAGTTCATCAATGATTTGTTCATTGTTATATTCTGGAAACTTTAAAGCAATCTCATCACGAATTTTTGCTTTCTCAGCATCAGAGGTTGCACTGGCTAAGTTATCTAGATATGGACCAAATGTGTTCCAGTATCTTACAACTTGTTTACCAAATTTTTTATTTTCAAAAACTGCTTTGACTCCTAAAGAGCCGCCACCCATTTCATCATAAATCTTTGCTAACTTAGCACCTGCTTTTAATGCAGGACCAAAACCTAAAGTTGCATAAGTTAAAGGGTCAGCAAGTATTTGGTAGGTTGCATCAAAAACACCTGATACTTTGTCAAAAGATTTTTCAGCATTAGTTTGCATACCTGCTGTAGGTGCACCAAATAAACTACGTGCAATATCGCGACCAACAGAAGCCTGTGTTCTTTTATAATCTGAAAGAATATCTTGGAACTGTGTAGGGTTCTCAGACATAAAGTTTAAAGCAAATTCTAATTCAGGGTCAACGCCACCATGGTTTTCAATTATTTCACCAGGGGTCATACCTGAAACAATGCCTTTGGCTAATACACCAATGCCTTTACCGTATGCTTCATCAAGAGTTGCTGTAGCACCTTTATCAAATATTTTGGTGCCGTCCCAATCGTCACGCCAAATTTTCCAAAGTTCTGATGTGTCATCGCCTTGCATCTTTCCTTTAATGGCAAGGTATGGCAAAGAGATAGCACGGCTGTAGGTTTCTAATGCTTTGAATCCTGCTTTAAATGGGCTTTGTGCTAACTTTAAAGCATCAGCAATAATGTTGCCAGCAGTCCAATCTTCTGGACGAGCCATATAATTTGCTTGGAAATTATCGGTAAGCATTTGTTGAATTGTTGGGTCAAGTTTATTGTAAGTATCAAAGGCTACTTTGTCATCTTTAATGTCAAGTAGTTCACGATGCTTTGCATATAACTTATCCCAAGTTCTAATTTGTTTTAAATCAGTGTCTTGTAAACCTGCTTTGTAACCAGCAACAGCAAGTTCTGGATTAGTAACAGGTACTAACTCGCTCCATGAAGTTGCCACTAATTACCTCTGTCAGATAAGAAATTGTATATTGCGGATATTTCGCCTGTTTCATCAAAAGGAATAAGTTCTTCAACAATTGATTTTAAAGTTTTTTGTTGTGGTTGTAATGGTGGAAGGGTTAACGCATCACTTCCAACCCCTGCACCATAATCAACACCAGCAGTCAAAGGCTCATTAGGTCTTTGAGTCATTGCTGTTAAAGGAGTAATAGGTCTTGCTTGACGAACTGCTTGCATTGGGTTCATTGATGGTTGAGGTGTTTGACCTGCCATTGTTGCACCTTGTTGAAGACCCATAAGTTCTTTACCTTCACCATAGGTTCCACCAGACATATATCTAACTGGTTGTTGGGAAGGATTCAAATCTGTTCTTTTAGAATTTCTGCCAACACCTGATACTTGTTCAGCCATTTATTGACCTGCCATTTGTGCCATCAAAGCAGCAATATCGGGAGGGGCTCCAGCAGGGCTACCAGAGGGAGCACTTGGAGGGGACGGTTGTGCTGCAACCTGCTGTGAAGGAAGGGCAGCCTCTGCTGGAGTAGGTTCTTGTAACTCTTCTGGTTTAAATGCTTCTTTAACAGCATTCTCAATTGCTATACCATCACGACGTTTTTCAATAATGTCAGCAAACTTACCTAAAAGAGTTGAAACATCTTGTCCTGTTGCAATCATTTCAGGGATTGCACCAGCAGCAGCATTAACTGCACGATTCAAATTATCACGCATCTTTTGTATATCAATACGTTCTTGTTCTTTGGAAACATTAACTGACCATGGTAGTTCACTCATAACAAATTCGCGTGAAACCAAGTCACCACCGAGTGCTTGTAGTGAGAATATTAATGCACGAGATGGGTCAAGTCCTGCCATCAAACCGTAACGAACTTCTACAGTGTAATCACCTTTAATGTCTTTAGCAGGATTGTATTTAAGTTCATATGGTGCACCATCATTTAAACCACGAACATTCTTATCGAATGGGAAAATCTTTTCATCAGCACGTAAACAAAGAGAAATAACATCTTCAAATGTTTGTGCAAGTACTTGTTGTCCTGCTTTAATTTGTGAATCAAAAGCACCAAGTAACGCTTGGACGCCTTGTCCAGTAATGATGCTGGCATCAATATTGCCTGTGCGACCTTCTGGGTAACGTGCGCCCAAACGCATTTCCTGTTGCAACACTGCTTGTTCAGTGAATGCTGCGTTTGGTAATTCTAATCCGACTCTTCTAATTAGTTGAGGGTTTTGACTTCTCAAAACTGCGTCGGGACCGAACGCTAATTCTTGAACATCATTAGGCAATGCCAACGGAGCCTGAACAGATTTCTCTGCTGCTTCAAGTGCAAGTAAAGAGAAACGTGCACGCGCTAATTGAACCCACACAACATCATCAAATTGTCCACGTGGTTCTTCATCAATACTTGGGCGACGTGCAACACGTACCATAATCTCACCAAGAGGATTAGGTGTGCGTTTTAAAACAAGATTAGTTCTTTCAGGAAGATACAAAAGAATTTGGTCATCATCTTCATAACGAACCATTTCAAGTAACGAATACATATCAGTCATGTCACGACCCATAGGTCCAATGATTTGATTCTCGTACTCAGGGAACTCTGCAACTAACTCAGCAATAGTTTTAACATACCTACGAGCATAAGAAGTTATACGACCAAAACGGTCAAACTCAGGATATGCACCTAAAGGATTGTCGACACGGATGCGGGGCTGATTATCTTTAACATCTAATTCTATAACGATTGGCAAAAAGCCATATGTAAGAAACCAATCAGCCCCTGTATACATCTGTGTCTGCAGACGTGAAGATTGAACATAATAGTTCGCAATCATGCTGCGTTTCTCTGCCTGTGCTTTAGCACGGTCAGAAGTTGTATTAGTGGTACTGCAATTAATAGAAGGAAGCGGCGCAAGTACTTCCGCTAAATCCCTAGCAGCAACATCAATGAAGTTAGCAATCATTGGTGAAGGCATACCTTCAGGGAAAAAGTCAGGGTAAACGTTTGAGATTTCGCCACGACGTACAGACAAAACATTTGCCATACGCACATCACGACCCT